CTCTCCTCGATCTTCTCATCCCCTTCAAGTTCCTTGATCAACTCCTTATACATCGTATGACCGGTGCCCACCGGTTTTTGGGCAGGCCCAATCTTCCCGCTCATGTCGTCACCCCCTACTGCCCACTCCCCATAGGTGGGCATGTCAGGGTATTCCCTATATATGAAAAACCGTTCCTCACCGTCCACAACACAGACCCTTAACCAGAGGATATACCACGACCGTGCCCCGTGAGGGTCGGCAACCATGTAATTTGTGCCATCCGTTGGTATATCTGCATGGTTTATCACATGGTCCTTACCAAACTTCGGGAACCATGTGTTGCTAGTCCGGTCACACCACCCATATGCCCTGATCTTGATCTGCGTGGAACTCTCACCCGTCAAGACCCTCTCCATCTGGTCATACGGATTGTAAGGGTTCATGCTGGTGTGAAAAAACACCACAGCACAACTTGGGTCCATGCACTCCATCTGGTAAGGCATCGTTCCCACCGGACATCCGGTCACGTTAACCGTGTCGGGGAGCAGGGGAGACTCAACCGTGGATAAAGGCTTCGCCCCTGCCATGAACTTGTTCACGACAGGGGTCCAGCCGGTGATAGGGGTTGCCGCTATAATCAGCTTCCCCTTCCGTGTGACCAAGCGGTAGACCGCAGTCTCCACTAAACTCGCTGGCACCAATTCATCGCAATATATAAGGTCCGCTTCCATCCCCTCAAGGATGTCGCTTCTCTGCTCATAATAATGGAAGAAACATTGACTCCCGTTGGGCAGCACAAAACTGGAATTGGTGAACCCGTTTTTTTGCGTGTAACTGACGTTGCCAACCTTGCCCATCTTCTTCCTGCCTTTGAACTGGTTTGGTAAATACTTGTAAACCGCAGGCTGAAGGTCACGCACACTACTCTGGTTGGTCATGCTGAAGGCAACCACCTTGGCCTTGGGCTTGGTGACCATCACATCAACAAGTTTCCTGCAACTGTAACTCGTCTTGCCGCTGCGGTTGCCTCCGCTTATCAACAGGTGGTCATAAGTCTTTAATAAGTCGTCCGCATCCTTCCAATGGTCGGGAATGTAACCGGAATAATATGCGTCCTCCTCCTCCTGCCTGATGATCTCCTCTCTGGCAGGCTTCAGGACGTTCTCGATGAGGTGGGTGCCCTTCTCTTCACCGTACTGCTCCTTAATCGAAGCAACGGTGTCTGAATCGAGGTCCTGAAGTACGGGGTGGTTCAACTGTCCAATTTGACCAACGTGAAGCCCTCCACAGGCACATCAAAAAATGACTCGGTTCCATCAGGCACATACTTGTTGGGCACCTGTTCGATGGGGCAACAATCTATATCCTCACTCTGTATGGTCATGGCATGGGTGCATTCCCTGTTTAGCACCCAATAGGTGAAGGACTCCTGCATGAGCCTCTTTTTCCGGTAGGGAATGTGGATGGTGTCGAAGGGAAACTTCGCTCCGGTCCAACCGGATCGAATTTCCACCTCATGCCGCAATAACTGCAACTCCCTGATGTCATGCTTCTTGTCCTCAGAGGCATTGATCCATGACCCTCCTTTTTGTAGGTGAGCCGTTACCGCAGTTTTACCCTTGGCATCGTTGGCCTTGTACAAGGAAGGGCTGAACGCTTTTCTCGTCATGGGCTATCTCCACTTGTCCTCCGATAACAGGCTCAAGATCAACCCGTAGTTGGCAATGTCCATACAGTTGTCCTCTATGGACTCGTTGTTTGGCGAATCCCTGTTGTCCAGTAAATTGGCTATCCGATGCACCTTGTCCTTCACTCTGGTTAACACCCCAAACATGTCCTGATTCTTACTACCCCAAGAAGCTATATTCTTGCTTCCGTAGTCCGTTTGCTTTGCGTCAAAGACCTTAATGTTTTTCAGGAACTGCGATAACGCAGCCCTCGACATTTCGGTCCTCAAATCCAAAGACTCTGCTATTTCCTTCTCTGTCATAGGCACTACTCCGCTTGTCATAAATCTCCCCCCAACACCGCAAATACGGGTAGGGGGCCGGTGGTGGTCGCAGCCCAGCAAGCCACAAACAACGTAAACGTAATTCCAGCCTTTCTAACTGGAGGGTTTATGTTTTTCATTGCTATCACCACCAAATTACCAAAATAAAAACTTCCGCTTGGGCTTGCAGTCTTCAGGGTTCCTGATAGCCCTCTCCTGAGCCTTGGCAAGTTGGTGCTGCGTGAACATGAAAGGCACCCAATCCTTGCCGGTGTTCATCCAAGCCTGAATGTAAACCTCGTTGGCACCTATCTTACGGTTCCTGTTCTCAATCACATACAACCTGCCTTTTTTGCACTTCATCATAAATCAGTCATCGTCCATGACGATCTTCCAACCCTCTCCCTCGTCATCTCCCTCGTCATCCTCCTCGTTTTCCGCAAAGGCTTCAGACACCAAGGAGTTTTTCACGACCTCCAACACCCCAATCATCGAGACATAAGTAAGGTCGAACTCCTCCATGTAGATGCATATCAGCTTCTCCAAAGCCTCGTACACCTTCTCCTGTTTTTCCTCCTCGGTCACAGTCTTCCACGATATCTCGGATGCCTCACCGCATAGAAACTCGACCCGTCCCACTTCACCGGAAACACAAAGCCCTTGGAGTACATCAAGTTGTCCTTCACCTTCACCAAATAATCCTCCCCCATAACCTTCGCATTAGCCAACCTCTGGTTCCGAGGAACCTTACCAACTACCTCGGCTACATGACTCGGCGGGTGAGGAGTCAGGCCCATGTCAAACATCACCTGATCACGCCCCTCCTCAGTCCATTTGTAAGACCTGCCTGATGGCTCATAGTGAAAACCCTCCTGAAGCCTCTTGCGCCTCACCTGAAGGTCCCTCGCAGTTACCCCAAGCTCCTTAACTAACTTTTGCTGATCAACCATTCGTGTTCCTCCTCAAGTACCGACATAACCCACTCATTGATTTGCTCACGGGCCTCCTCTGGCTCGTAATGGCTTTTTAAGCCTATCTTGAACTGGTCAGCGTCCACACGGACTGCCACAGCACCGGTCACCATCTCGCCCCCATCAATGATCTGGAGGATGTGGATGTGGTTGGCTTTGGGGTTCCGTCTTTTCAAATTAATTTTTCAAACGTGATAATGCTTCAGCATCCCTGCGGGAAATTGGGCTAGGCACCCCCCCCCCCCCCCCTGCCTCGGATTTGACGACCTTATCCTTGCCCTCAACGTCGATTACCCCTGATTTCATTGGGTTTTCTTGGGGTGTTGGTAATCTTCCCTCAAGATGACCAGCCTTGACCTGATCCAGCAATTTGTTGAAGTCTCCGTGCAAAATGACCTTCTTTTCAGGGGTTTTGCCTACAATTGAATCTTCTAGGACTCCTTTCTTATCAATTAGTATGCATAGCTGGAGGGCTAATGAGTTGATGTGGACGTTATCGATCTCGTCCTCCAGCCTCTGCAACCCCTTCCCAACAATGCCAGCAATCTTGTTGACATTCCTCCACTTCCACTCGGTCAACTGGTCCTTGTTCTCGTACTTAATCTTGTCCACCGTTGGTCTAGCCACTCCACAATCCACGGAGGTCTTGGTCAGGCTATTGCCGTGCTTCAACGACTCCACAACAGCCTTGTAGCGTTCAGGGTCCTTGACCTGAAGGCTTCTAGGGTTGGGTTTCTTTTTTCCGGTGTCTACACCACCCACAAACCGGTGCCATCAGGCTTGAGAGGGTTTGTCAACCCTTTTTCTTGCCGTACACCTTCTTCTTCCATAGCGGCACCTCGGTTGTCTCGTTCTTTGCCAACCAAGCGTCGAGTTTTTTATTGAGTGCTTTCAGATTCAGGTCCCCGATGCCTTCGGGGTTGTCGTCGATCCTCTCAATACTTTTTCCACCGCCAGCACCGCAATTGTTCATTGAACTCATATTCGTGAAAACTCTTCAGCCAAACCCGTTTCTTGTTACGTTGTACCCACTTGCCACAGCCTCGGTAGACACCTCTCTCGATGTGGGCTTTGAGTTGTGGGTCGTTAGCCCTTGCCGTGTCCGCAAACCCCGTTGTAGTGACCACAAAGTCCCTCAGTCCTGATGGCACCTCATCGTCCGGTTTTAGCTCATAAACCACCTTTCCTCCAAACTTGGCTATAACAGCCTCTTGAAGCTCTTTATCCCCCCAAGGGGTGTCTACACCCTCCTCCATAATAAAAAGCCCTACAGCACCCCTTTCTGGCTCCGCAAGCGCATCTCTCTCTCCTTCAGCCCATCCAACTCCCTTCGCACCACCTTCAGCACCTGATAATGGTACTCTCTTTCACACTCACCTTTGCAGGCTGAGTCAGCGCAATGAGTGTTGGTGCAATTCTTCTTTTTCAAGCTAACCAAAGCTTCCGCTAATGTTGTTGTTTTTTTCATGATATCCGCATCCATAAACCCTACGGCACTTGCGGGGGGATTCCCCTTTAGGGAATGACCATTGTATTCCCCCCCTAAAGGGGGGGGATACGATGGTCACCCCGTGGTGCCTTCGGGCGGGGATGTTAAAAACC